ACAGTCGGTTGATGACGAGGCAATCGCACAGTATGCGTTCAATATGTCGGGCTTGAGTCATAAGGTCGGCGATGTGTTGACCATCGAGATTGATGGCACGGAGACCGGTGTGGCTGTTGCGACAATCTACGGCGTGTCTGTCCGTTATCGTTCGTGTCTCTGTGCGTTTAACCTGGTTGAGCGGTCGAACATCGCCGAGGAAATCGACAACGCATAAGATTGTCTAATATCGTCGGGGATCGGGATATTTCATCGGTCCCCGATGGCGGCATTTTAAGACTGGAGGCCGAAAATGCCTGTTGAGCCTCAGGATTTGATTTTCCCCCTACAGGGCGTCAATGAAAATTGGTCTTTTGGACATCAGCCACCGGGAACCTCCCCCGATGCTCTGAATGTCATTCCGTTTGATTCTATACAATCCCGAGCACGTGGCGGGCAACGATGCGGCACTAGTAAATACTTTACCACCCTCCATAACGGAGCAACCCCACTGCAAAAAATAACGTCCCTTACACGCTCGGTAGTGAATGACCCAGTAACCGATGCTTTTACTCAGGCTAATGGAGTCCTGGATGATACCGACTGGTACCCATGTCTAATTACTTATCCGAATGCCAATTTAAGTGCGACGTATCCGCACATCCAAACTAATGCAGTCACACTAAATAACGCTAATACTCCCGGTAGTATTTGGGCTTGTGCGTTCCATAAATCGGCACAAATCAGTGGGGAAACATTCGAGTTAAAGGCCGACGTAACGCTAGTAGCAGGTGCAGGTGGCACTCTCTATGCCGGTTTCATTGCTCGATCTAAAGTACCTGAATTCCCGTTCAATGTAATAAATTACCAGGTATTAACCCTTAAAATGACGTTCATTGGCGGGGTTTACACGTTCGAGTTAGAGTACGCCGGGATAGGTAATGGTGCAGTAGATGCTACTCCGGGGTCTGATGATTGGCTCGATCCGGCGTATTGGGCAGCACCGAAAGAATTGAAGATTAGGGTGACAGGCGGCACATTTAAGGTTTATGTTGCGGGTGTTCTTGTCGAAACATTCGTCAGAGATGATCCCGCCTCTCCTGCCTACCCCGGTCTATACGTCGGATTTCACGCCTATAAAAATAACATAGTTGGCAACACAATCATAATGGATAATTGGAGTTTCACCCATATTCCTTCGGTTTCTTCCCGCGACTACCAGATTGTAGCTGTGTCAGGTGGCGATGTTTATTCAGGTCGGCCTCTCGAAGAATTTCTGCGGCCTGCGATAGGCGGAACCAACGCTCTAGTTACTACGGGTAGAGTAGGGGCACAAGAAGCATTTGGTTTGGTTTATTTCTGTGCTGGTAAACCTGCCAATTACAGAAAGTGGACCCCTCTGACAAATACGGTTGCAGCATGGACTCCCACAAGCGGTGCTCTGCCGGTATCGGGGACTAAAATAGCCCGGTACATAACCTTGTATCGAGGTAGGGTCGTACTATCAGGACTTGTGGAGGACCCCCACAACTGGTTCATGTCGGCGGTGGGTGATCCGCTCAATTGGGATTATGGGGCAGCGGTATCAGCGACAATGGCTGTTGCCGGGAACACCACGGATGCAGGTAAATGTCCCGATATTGTTACGTGTCTTGCTCCATATTCCGACGATCTCATGTACATTGGTGGCGACCATACCTTGTGGATAATGCGAGGCGATCCGGCAGACAGAGGACGGATAGATAATATCAGTTACCAAACAGGAATTTCTGGACCGGATGCGTTTGCGTTTGACCCTAACGGTGTGCTCTATTTCTTCGGGTCAGGAGCGATTTGGCGTATGGTTGCCGGAGGGGCTCCCGAACCCCTGTCCAGAAATCGTATGGATCGAACGTTCGGTTCTATCGACTTAACGACTAATGCAGTTCATCTCACATGGGATAGCGTACGGCACGGCCTATTTATTTTCATAGTGCCTCGTACCGAGGGGGCGACTATACACTATTACTGGGATGAACGGACTGACGGTTTCTGGAAACTTGCGATCCCGAATGCTCAAGGTCCGACGACAGTGTTCACTTTTGATGGGGATAGGCCCAACGATAATGCTATTATACTCGGCGGATTCGACGGTTGGCTACGTAGATTCGATTCGGCGGCAAAAAGTGATGACGGAGTGGCTATCAATTCGTACGTTCTTTATCCCCCAATCGCAGTAGGCGGGCCGCTAAGAAACACGCGGACTAACAGTGTTACGGCGATACTGGATTCTGAATCGGGTGATGTTGTATTGACAATGTACGCCGAAGAAACGGCCCAAAAAGCAATCGAGGCGACAACGATTCGTTCCGCTCGCATTCTCTCGGCAGGGCGTACAACAATCGCCAATCGAGTTACGGGGAATGCAATTATGTTGAAGCTGTCGAATGCAGTTTTAGATGAAACGTGGGCTGTTGAGAATTTGGTAGCCAACGTGGATGTCACGGGTCGTACAAGGAAACACTAATAATGTATGACTTGGATCGCGTACCGGGACAACCCGCACGGTTACGCCGAGCGATGGCGGGCGTCGGCTCAGGATTTGTTCCGTATATCGGGGCAGTCAAAGATACCGATCTCGGTGCGTTTGGTGTGACGACTACCGGGTTAATAACTGGCCTGTTGCAGATGGGCCAAAACCTCACACCTACCTACACGACTGTACAACATTGGTCAGACCTCACGCAAAGTGCATGTGTTCTAACGGGTGGGGTAATCTCTGATTCAGGTCTCGGACAGATAGATGTCTCTGCTGCTACGGGTATTATTAAAACAACGGCGTCTGAAGTTGGGGCTAACGTATTCTTCGATTACGCCGGGGAGACGGATGTTGATCTGGTAAACAATAAACTGAATTACGTGTTCCTTGAGTATGTGGATACCGACAATGCCCCCACTCTGAATACCACGTTAGACCGCACAACGATCAACGACACGACAGAGATTCTGATTGGGTGGGTGTATCGTGTGGATGACGAGTTACATATCCTGAATTTGGGGCACCGATTCCAGGACCATAACGCACGTAATCGGAGGCGAGTTCGGGATGTATGTGGTTTTGAACGGGCAACTGGAGTCGTCGTAAGTACGGATGCTACACGGCACGTGCTCTCGACAGAAGGTATTGTGTGGCGGTATATCGACCACTTCACGGTTGCTCTGTTCGATTCAACTGTGGGCGGCGGGAATACATTCAGTTATTGGTATCGAGATGGGGCGGGTGGATGGACTGAATCAACGGGCGAGACCGTAATCGACAATCTCAATTATGATGATGGAACTCCCCCGCTTGGTGCTCTCGGGGTAGGTCGTTATGGCGTGCATTGGGTGTATGCCGGAATCGACGGGCACTACCATATCGTGTATGGACGGAACAGCTACAAACTGGCTGAGGCCGAGGATGCAACTTCCCCGAGCGATATACCCGATCTCGTAGAAAACATGACAGTATTGGCTGCAAAGATCATCGTCAAGCAGAATACCAATACGACTACAGTTGCCTCGGCGTTCGATATCGAATTTGCCGCCACAGGTGTAGATAATCACAACGATCTTGGAGGTATACAAGGTGGTGCTGCCGACGACTACTACCATCTCACAACCGCGAATCGTACGGACCTCACCGATGCCGGTGAGAGTGCCCTTCACTACCACGACACCGATAGAGCACGGGCTAATCATACAGGGACCCAGTTGGCCGCGACAATCTCGGACTTCGGTGAGGCAGCCCAGGATGCAATTGGTGCCATACTGGATGACGGCACAGTTGGTAATATCGTATTCACGTACAATGATATAGGGGATGTGATTTCTGCCGCCACACAAGATGGTGAGATTGACCACAACGCACTGTTGAACTACGCGGCCGACCAACATTTTGTCCAGACAGCTATCACCCACGTTTCTTCCGCTCTAGCTACGGGGCTGTTGAAGGTCACTACCGGGACCGGGGCACTGTCAGTTGTCACCGATAGCTCGGCAAATTGGGATACGGCATTCACTCATGCTTCGAGTGATGGTTCCGATCATGGGTACATCGACCAGGCTGTTACTGTAGCGAGTTCCCCCACGTTTGCGGGTCTTTCTGTAGATAACATAAATATCAATGCCAGCACGATTCAATCAACTGGTGGTGTGTTTAATATAACGCCATTTGCTGGGAGTTACATGCGTTCGGTCACAACGTACATTGATGCTTGTCCGGGGTATATGTGGTATATTGGCAATACTATGCAATGTACCGCTGCATACGGGGGTGGAGCCACCAACAGCATTGCATTAGAGTATGTTTCTCAAGAAACAGTAGCCGCCGGTAAAACCAATACCGGGCATTTGACCGGCATTCGAGCAACAGTCTATCGTTCTCTCCGTGCGGACGATAGTACGGGTGTATTGGATCGGATGTATACTACGACTCACTGGGGAATCTATCAGGTTGGGGCGACAGCCAGGAACGTCTTTGTGGGGCATTCGTATTTTGGTGGAGCGGCAGTTGCCCAAGAAGACGTTCATGCAGCAGACACGATTCGAGCAGATGTGGCATTCAATCTCAACGGAACTGACGGACTAACAGGTACACTGGACGTAGAGGTTAATGGGGGTAGAGTTCAGTTAGGATTTACAGGCGGTATTCTCACAAGCCAAGCATCCCCGGCAGCAACCGGGACCGATGGCGTTTCATGGAGCTAACTCATGGCAACTAACATTAGTGGTATCATTGAACAGATCAAAGCGGCTCAGAACCAGGCCAATGCACAGAACATGCGGCAGTACCAGCAGATGATTCAATATATCAACAACCTTGGTAAACAACTTGGATCGCAGGGTCTGTATGGTCAAGCCCGAAAACTCGCTGGAACGCTTGGTGGGGCAGCCCGAGCAGACATCGCCGAATCCGCTGAACAGGCTAGAGGTCAGTCGGAACAAGACCTGATTAGTCGTGGACTGAGTGGTACTACAGTCCGAGAAGCTGCTAAACGCGGTATCAGTAGCGACGAGCAACGGGCACTAGCGAGACAAACTGAAATGGAGACTAGCCAACAGGCGAATTTGCTCACCCAGCAAGCTCAGATGCAGATGGGTCTTGGGGGTATGAGATTAGCCGCAATGGGGAGTCGGCAAACTCAAGGACCCGATATTGGCCAATTCGCTAGCCTGGTTCAATCTGCCGCTGCCGCACCGTCGAAGAAGAGAACAGTAACACGAACAATTTCATCGAAATTCGGTTCGGGGTGGGAAAGTTTCAAAAAAGGGTGGTAAGTAGGCGAGGAAAATATCATGCCAACAATGACTACAGCCCCGATGGGGGCAGCGTTACGGTTAGCCGAGATGTCCGGTCGTGGTATTGGGTGGCAACAGGCGTTCGAGCGTGACATCAAATTGATGGCGTTGGCCCAACAGCGACAAGCGGAATCTAATCGACAACAGGCTCAGGAACGAGCATTTACTCTCCAGACTGCTGCCCTTCAAACTCGAACGCCGACATCCCGTAGACAAGCAGTATCGCCGTTTGCTAAGGCAGTTGGCCAACGGCAGGTTCTCCAGCTTGAGGAATTGAACACCCAACTACGACGGGGCCAGGTTGATCCGCTTACGTACAGCCGAAATAAATTACGAATTCTTGGGGGTCAGGCAGTCCAGTATCCCAAGGCACCAGAACCAGCAATTGGCCCGCAACAAACTCTCCAACTTCAGGAGTTAGATGCTCAGCTACAACAGGGGCAGATCGACCCGCTTACGTACAGCCAGAACAAGCTACGAATTCTCGGGGGCCAGGGAGTCCAGTATCCTGAGACGTTTGCACCCAAGTCGCCCACGGAAGCATATCTCTCCGCTGTCACGGCGGGACCGCGAGCCCGATTGGATGTACTGAAGAAGGGGCTTGCACGTGCAGAAAGCTTTTTGGTGGGTACTACTCTTAGTGACGAACAAACCCGAGCTTGGCAGAAACAAGTCGATGCGTATCGCACCGAGATAGACCGAATAGCCCAAGAGCTTCGTGTGCAGACTGAAGCGTTGTATGATCCACTTACTGGTAGAGGTCAACCGGATCAAGCTCCCGCACAATCCGAGGAACAACTTCCTGATCCTGCTAGTTACGAGGAAGGCCACGTCTTGAAAAACGTGGTAAATGGTCAAGTTGTACGGCGAGTCATCAAACGAGATGGTCAATGGAGACCAATATAAATGCCGTGGGAATCAGACAACCAGAGCCGTATGAAACTCCTACTCCCGGCAGACCGCATGTATTATCCCCGTCGGAAACTGTAGAGGATATGAAACGTAGATTTTTCCGCGAATCTCTACCGAGGGGGGCATACGAGAAAGCACGGGAACATGCCACCGAGGAATTCAAACAAGAGGGGGCCATAAAGCACGCATACTTGGAATTTACAAAACAGCGAGTTGATCGGGCGAATGCTCTACGAACAGAGCTTCTAGCGAGTCGTAAAGACGCATCAGAACGCACGATACTCGAATATGTGCACAAGCGTCTGCATGAGGAAGGTTTCTCGTTCCCCGGCACCGAACGTCTACCGGCTATTGTGTTTGAAAATGGCGAAGCGAAATCATCCTATACGCCAGCATGGTCGGAAATCAAGAACTTTTTCCTGGGTATTCCGAAGGGTACTTGGCAATTAGCGACGGCTGGATATAGGGGTGGTCTAGCTATGGGTGAAGCGGTGTCGTATGCGGCTGATCCCGGCCCCATCACAAACGCATATACCCGAGAACGACTGCGTTTGAATGAACTGGATAAACGAGTCAGGGAGGGTAAAGGTCTTGGCGGTATTACTTTAAAGGGTGATGAGGGGTTTATTACTGCTGATGTAGCGTCAGCCTTGGGTGAGGTTGTGCCTCAACTATCAATATTGGCTGGCGGTGCTTCGGCCGCACACAAAGCTGCTATGGCTGCAAAAACTGCAAAAGGGGCGTCAGCCTTAGCCGAATCGTTGGGCTGGGGTAAGGTGGCAACTGCACAGGCAGCTAAGGTCGTATCGCATAAAGCCACTGCTTTCCTTAATAGGGCCTCTGCTGTTGGTTCGATGTTTGCCCTAGAAGGAGCGGGGGCGTACGATCAATATCTCCAATACGCTGCTGAGAAGGGTATCCCGGCCAGCGAGGCATCCACACAAGCGTTTGTGGGCTCGCTCCTGTATGCTGCGGCTGCATCGGCTTTGGAGTATTTTGGTCCGTTTCAAATGCTTGAGAAGAAGGTTCCCGGAGCCCGGAAACGTATAATTGCAATCGCTTTAGGGGCGGGTACTGAAAGCGGGACAGAAGCCCTCCAGTCTCTCACGCAAGAGGCCATAGCGTATGGCCTGGATTTGCGGGACGTGACGTGGCAGAACCTATTTAGCAGCGTGAAGCAGGCTGCATTTGAGGGGTTGGTGGGTGGCATAGCGGGCGGCACAGTGGCCGGTGTAGCCTGGCAGGGGCCGTATTCAGCCGATCCAGTGAGTCAGCAAGAGGTTAGTCCCAATAGTCCGTTACCACCTGTTGATCCGGTTTCGATTGGAGAAACAGCAGGCAGAACCGAAAGTAGTCTAGAACGGTCGGACCAGTTTGTAGAAGGATCACGCTCTGTAGCTCCATCGCCCGAGGCTGAAGCTGCTCCGACTGAAGCCGTACGAGATCATGCCAGGGGTGGTCCTGAGATCATTATACAGGAACCTGGTGCAGAGTCGCGAGCCACACCGGCCCCTGATTCAGAGGGTGATCCAACCATCGAACGGTTGACGCAAGAGCGGGATGAGGCTAGGGCTGAGGCTCGCACGGACGAGTTGACCGGCCTCGGGAATAAACGACAATATACGGAAACTCTAGCTAAATTTCGCCAACGGACTGATGAGACAGGCCAGCCATTTTCTGTAATTCTACTTGATGCGGCACACTTCAAAGCTGCTAATACAGTATTAGGTCATAAAGGTGGTGATCGGTTTTTACGAGCCCTTGCGAATTCTCTACGTGGGGCAAGCACTGGTCGAGTGTCCGATGCTGTGGTTATTCGATACGGTGGCGATGAGTTTGCAGTAATTCTCCCTAACACAACTAAACGAGGGGCTGAGGTAGTTAATTCTCGCATTGAGGAAGCCTGCCGTAAACATCTCATCCCCGGTTTGAGTGTATTCCTGGTGGGCCAGCCTGTCACATACACACCGGGCAGTGACTTAGATACTCTGCTAGTTTCTGCCGATAAGAAGGTCGAGTCCCGCAAAGAACGGCTGAAAGAACAGTATGGGGAGCCCCGTACTCGTTCTGAAACAGAGGCTATGATAGCTCAGGCTTTGGCCGATCAAGTTACGGGTGAGCCGCCGGAAGCCAGTCGAGCAGTTTCGGAGGCTGAGGCAGATGCAATAGGTTCGCCTCCGATGAGTACACAGCTTCCTGAAGTCGTACAAGTGGCTGATATCACACAAACAATTGTTGCCAGTGAAGATGCAATGGCCGCAGACCCGGTTACGGATGGTCGAGACAATTACCCACCTAACCCGGTGATTGACGGGATCAAGAGTCTGCTAACGGATGAAGCCGGAGCCGTTGATCCACAGTTCATGGCCCAGCGAGCCGCAGGTGCCGTGGCGTCTGTGACTGACATGGCAGTAGATACTGCCGGTGCCATCGACGCCCTCGTATTGGATGAGGGTCACGCTTTGCGGATGGCTTCTAATGGCGGGGCCTTTGCAACTGACCTGTTCCAGGCAGCCGACAATCAATCTCGAAAATACGAGGCTGAGATTGTCAAGGGTTGGGACGACTTACTCATGGGGATTCCTCGTCGTAGACGCGGCGGGGTGGTTCGTTGGATGAATCAGCTTCGACCCGATGGTACAACCAACTGGGCTACATTGATCGAGCGACCAGAGACAGTCGCAAAAGAAACTGTGCCTGAGCCGGTCAAACAACTGGTTGCATACTACCGTAGCATACAAGATGTTCTCGGTGATCTGGCAGTCAAGCTGAAAGCCCCACAAATTCAGATGGGTAAAGATGGCAATTGGGTTGTCGGAATATTCAAGAAGGCCAAAGGTGGCAGGTATTTTCGGATGCCTACAAAGGCCGGGATGGACGCATTCGCCTATCAAACAGGTCCAGTTTGGGATGCGTACATTGAGTGGGTCGAACAACACCCGGAGTTAAACCCGAGAACCCACAAAGCCGCTGAGGCGGAAAGTGTTTCAATACGTGAACTGCTCACAAAACGCATGGAGACTCAAGCTGAGACCGAACGTGTGGGGGAGCGTAAACGTACCGGGGCGTTGAATTTCGTCCGGGTAATGGAAGCTGTCCCGCAGGTTGTTGTGGTCAACGGAAAACCTGTGGAATTTACACGACGTAAACCGTTGAATCACTTTCGTACTACGACGCGACAGCAGGTGCGAGAACTGATTCTACGTCGCATGATCCAGGATAATCTGACAGTTCGGTACGGGGAATATGATGAGGAAACAGGTAAATCCTCGTATCCGATGAAAGCTCACCCGGAAATCACCGACATCGACGGACTCCTGGACCGGCTACGAAATGAAACTATCCGCCGTAGCCGAAGAAGTCCGGGTCGTAGTGCTAGGTTGTTCAATCGTCTGATAGTTAACTACAACAACATCCCTGATACATCTGGCCCCTTTGATGACTTCTTCATGCCTGCTTCCGGTAAACCAAGTGCAATACGATCCACAATTCGTGGTGCATATAACGCTGTAGCAACGAGCATGTTGAATCTAAGCCCCCTATGGGATGCACTTCATTGGACAGTAGCAACTGCTATTACCGGTAAACGGGGGTTTACTGGATTCCTGAAAGGGCTACACCAGATGGTGACGAGCCCTAAGCAGTTCGATGCAGCCTATCGGGCGATGGGGGCTGTTCATACAGAATTGTATACCGACTATACCCTACATCGTGATTCGTTTTTGTCCGATCTGCTCATCAAAGACGTGCGGGCTGCCGGGATGATTGTCGGTCGCTTCACTGAACGACGGGCACAATATCTGGCGGCTCGGCAATTCGATGCGTATGTAGAAGCATTAAATACTCAGACCGGGCTGGGTCGCCATGATCGGCAAATACTACGACGCATCTGCAAGCTAAATGATAACCAAATCTTGGAGGTTGCACGTGGCGAGATGTCGCCTCAGACTCGTGTGGCGGCAATTCAAAATGGTACGGCTGCTGTCCAAGGTCTTACTGAATCGGCTATCAACAAAGGGTGGATTCAGAACAATCCAGTCGCTCGGGTGATGTTACCGTTCTTGTCAGTTATTACGGCTACGACTAGGCTAACCCGCAATGTCGTATCAGGTCTTGTGGATGATATCCGAGATGCCACAGACAGGTCTCAGCCACAGAACATACGGGCTCAGGCCGCAGTTTCCGCCGCTCAAACGGGCCTTACGTTAATGGCCCTGGCTGTTGCTTTTACTGGCAAGGGGGCCGTGTCTCGTTACCTGCGACGAGCTTTGAAGCGAGAGCCAATGGTTGATCCAGAAGACCCGGAAAACTGGGCAACATTGTTGGCAGAATGTATGGTCGAGGGTGGCGTATTCGGCCCATTTTACCGTTTGTTTGAGTCCGTTAAATATTCGGACGGGAACTTGTACGAAGCAGCCACCAAGCTCATCTTCCCTGCCGGTGTGTTGTGCGATGTGGGGTCGGCTCTGACGGGCATGGGGCACTACGAGGGGACGCCTTGGGCCAGGCGACTCCAAAGCCTCGCTGCCCGGTACAGTCCGCTCTACAAAGTGATCCGCAATCAGTGGACCAGCCTGGTATATCCCTCGCGTGGTCGGTATAATCGGGCCAGGAAGCACGTACGGGCGTGGCAAGTGAGCCAGGGGGAGGACCCGTATCGCGGGGGTCGTGGTGCTCCGACAAATTACCATTATTACCGGGTGTTCGAGACGATTCGAGATGGCAATTACGACGACATAGATGAAGCCCTGGCTGCGTACAAAACCTGGGCCAAAGAGCAGGGTCGAACCGGGGAGAAGGCACGGACGGGTTTACGGAGCAGTCTACGGTCTCGTCAGCCGATCAATCTAGCGGCGAAGCGACAGAAGGCGTTTTTGAAATCCTTGAAGCCCGAGCTTCGGCGGGAGCTTCAAGCTGAGAATAAACGATACAATGCGATAGTGGACCGAATTACACGGAAACCTGGTGTATTGCCCAGGCCGCCATCGCCCCCATCCCCGCCTAAACCAACTTCGGGAGGTAGCTGGTATGCTGGATAATCAAGACCGCAATGAGATTGACGACCGTATCAAGACCCACGTGCAGACGTACATGCAGTCGTTAGTGGAAACCCATTTGAAGCTTCGCACACGACCCTGATCGCTTGCTTCATACCCAGGAAAATCGGGGATCAGTTTCCAATTTTCCATATTACGTTCTTTCTCGTTTGGTGGCAGTTTCCCGAAGATGTTGGACTACCCGCGGGGCCACAGGTTCCACATCAGCCCACGTCAAGTACATAGTGACGATGGGATCGTCCGCAGCAGCCTTGCATTCGTCGTATAGTTTTCTGATATTCCGCAATTTGCTCGGGGGAAAAATCCCAAACAAACCCTGTTGCTCCCATATAACGAGGGGGCTCTGTTTGGTTCCGGCGTCCGGTATAAGACCAATAAGCCAGGGTACGGGATACGAGTTACCGGCGAAATTGATGATAGTAATGGGAGTACAGAAGTTCGTTATCATCAATGTTCCCTCCTATCATGCGTCACCGTACGTATGTATTCAACTACGTACGTAGGTACTCGTTGCAGAGTAAGCCAACTAAAGACGGGCGTGGCGGGAAGCATTTCATCTTCCATTGTCGGCAGTAATTCATCGTACTCGGTACGGGCAACTTGCAGGGCTTCTGGAGAAATGATCTTGAATCGGGTTTCGTCGTTACGCTCTCGCTCCCAAATTACCAGGTTGTTCCTCCACGGTAGACCGGCACTCGGAGCTTGGGGCACGATCTGCGACATCCGCAGTTCAGGGGCATTACACACGATGATGTGCGTTATTGTTTGGTGGTAGTTCTTGCTCACTGGTTGGTTCCTTAATGGTTAGTGAATTAGCGGAGGGACACCCGTACCAAGTAGTTGCCCAATACCTGGAACTCGGTATACAACAAACATGACCAGCAGATTGAACTATGGTTATGAGCATACGGATGCAAGGGGCGTAAATCTCCGTGATACGCATGACGCCGGGTGCGAGCATTAGTTAGTCCCTTTGTGCTCGGCCAGACAAGCCATGATGGCCTCGTAAGTTGTACGCAACGGCTGATAGCTAGTAGTCGCCAACCACCCTCGATTAGCCCACCCATACACAGTTTGCCGGGTAGGTCGCCAGCCGGTCTCAGCCTCCACAATAGCGGGTACGTCACGCAGACGAATAGATTCCGGCATTGGCTTGCTCCCTCAAGTGGTAATAATGACGAGGATGGTCTCCACGACTCATAACGTTGTCGAACTTGTCCCCCACCCAAAACGCCCAAGGTATTTTACCTATTTGGCAAACTTGTTTGTTGCGACCGGGGGATAGTTTGACGATGAGATTCCAACTTTTCCCGTACCGAGAATGGACAACTAGTACCCAACCCCTCAGTCTGCTCGTTAGGGTTGGGTACTCTGCAAACAAACCACATACTTCTACCTTACCGGTAGTAAACGCTCGACGGCAGGCCCGACTCGACACCCCTACCGCAGCAGCGAGTATCAAGTCGGACCTACAACGAATTCGCAAGGGGCTACACGTTGCCAAGTTCCTTGCCTTTCTGAAGACCGGCATTGAAACTATCTTCCTTACCCTTCCGCTTGCCGCCGACACCCAGGCCAAGACCGACGAGACCAGTCAAGACCGGGAGCATGGGACCTAGAACTGGAATACCTTGGAGAGTAGGTCCCGTCTCGTTGAGAGCCTGTAGAGTCAGTTGATTTAGCAACCCAGTTACTTCCGCTCCCCGGCTCAGGTCGTTCTTCCAGCGAGTCCCAGCCGATTGTACCACCTGGAACCAGTTTTCGTATTCGACCTCGGCCTCATTGAGGCTCATGCTGGCCGGGAGTCCTGTCTGATTCTGGACTGCATTCGGTGTGCGGACTCGAACTACGTCTCCAAAGTTGAACCCGGCACAGGAAGCCAATAGACCACCGGCTAGGAGAAGCAGCCCGACGAATAGAATGGTTGTTGTTTTCATCTCAATGCTCCAATCAATGCTAGGGTACTACCAACTAGGAAGCACAATGCTCCCCAAACATACAACACATACGGGAGCCAAGTTGTCATTTCTACCTCCACAAGTCACGTTTCGGAAAACGCCTTCGGTCATATTTCTCGCCGTCGCCACATGGCATAATTTCGTGGTAGGGAGTACCGTCAAGAACCACGCCACAACTTAGAATGGGTTTCTGAATGCAGTGTTTACCGTAAGCAAATTGGAACGCTCGTACATCAATGCCCGTCCCAACATCCATAGCGAAGATACGTTTTTGTGGGTTGACTAGCCACTTGATACCAGCGGTAGAATGACAATGCCCCATGACGGTAGACATAAGACGTTTTTTCATTGCATTAAAGGCCGGATGAACGCCGCTGTTGCCGGTTCCGTGGAAGTAGTACACATTGTCGATGATGAAGTCATAGTCCCATGTCCATTTAGGTGTGGCCCAAAGCTCCTGGTAATTCCGCAGGAATTTAGCGGGGATGTTCACAGACTCAGCCAATCGTATCACACGTTCATCGTGGTTGCCGACGCAGATTCGAGCTTTCGGAAACCTCCTATACCATGTGGCGATGTGCATCTTTGCGAGTTTGTATTCGTCGGAAGGACCGGGGCATTCTGGATGAGCGGCGTGAAAAGAGATCGCGTGAGTATCCGTCACATCACCGATAAAGACAACTGTATTACACCGCCACCTTCGGTAGACGTCTTTACAGAACTGTAGATAACCTGGATGAGCGACCGGTAAATGGAGATCACCTACCACCAATACACGGGCCATCAACTCGCCTCCTTCTTGGTTCGAAACCAAGTCCAGGGTTTGAACCATCGACTCTGTTTCAGAAACTTAATTCGATTCTCGGCCAGTGCAAGTTGATTTTCCAACCCGGCAACTCGATTTCGAAGACTGCTGTATCGCGTCATCATCTTTACGGTATACTCTCGTTGCTGGGTTATGAGGGTTTTTTGCCGCTCCGTTTTTCGTTTGAGAATTTCCATTCGGGTCATTGTGATCCTCCTTCTCTCGCGTTACGCACACAACGCGAGCAGAAATACTGCCGGGAAAGGCGACTATCACCATCGTATGCAACCACTCGGCTCAAGACACCATGTTGTCCGCGTTCGATGATGTCGTTACAACCCAAACACGTATGCGACGTTCTGGCTCTGATGATTCTCTGTTTGACGATTCTCACCATATTTCCTCCGTGGACTTGAAATCCTTAGTTGATACCACAGAAAGTTTTAACCAGCGAGCAAGAGTTACCTCTGCTGCGGCACCCGTGCTTTTTCGCCATCCCGGTAACGCAGCAACGCCGCCGGGGTTCCCGCTGCGAGCAATTGCAAGAATCGCCCGTGTATCTCGTTCCACAATATCAGTAAGGTGGTTTTCGAATTCCTGTAAGTCCCCTTGCGAAAGACTGTCGCTAAATTCCGCTCGGTCCAGGTCAGCCGGGCTGATTGCGACAATGCCGCAACGATTAGCATGGTCTCTGGCTGCATCGAAAGCGGGGAAGTTAAACTCGGCTATCCCTCGCATCGGCCCGGCGATGTACATAATCCGTTGGCCCTCGTCGGCCGAGGCAATCAGTTCTTTGACCAGAGCATCCGCTTTTGATCCTATCTCGGGCTCGGGCGGTGGGTCGAGAGAGGTCCACTTGCAAGCGGGACAATCATATTTCTTGCCGCTGAATGGAACCATGCAGGCTTCAACCCTACGTCCGCAAACTGGACAACTCTCTTGCTCGTATTTCGGCATATCATCGAGTTCTGGATCCATGCGACCGGCTTCAATCTCGTGTCGGTAGTGAGCTAGGGCCATTGCTGCAAAACCGAGAGCGGCGATATGATCTTCGGTCTCGTCACCCTCCATAATAGCAAGTAGATGCCGGAAACCGGAACCGACAGTCTCGCTAAATGGCATTCCTCGCTCCCAGTTACGTGGAGGATACGGCTTCGGCTTCCGATCCCGACAGGCAAATCGCAGCCATTCACCCAGGTCCCGCAGGAAGAAGGGGGAGATCAATTGAACCATAGGTTTTTTCTTCGCCGTATCTCGTACGGCCCCACTGCTAAACGTTCGGAATTCACCTTCACTATTCATTGTTGTCTTCCTTCCCTGGCGGCAAGAAATTGGGCCAGGATAGCTCGATAATTGGCAAGTTCCGAGTAACCATCTAAAGCCTGCCCTTGGTTACCAAGTGTGGCTTTACCTGTATTGGCTGCCTCATAGACGGCAACCAGTTGGTCGAGCGTCTTTATCTCAGTCACTTCCATTTCCTCAAGTTCCCCCGATGGAAAATTCTCAAACGTCATTTTTACTATCCCCCTACAAGGATGATTTTTCCAGTCAACCGTTGCCAAACGGCATCCCAAACATGCTAGACATCCGGGTTCGACATGGGGACAATCAGGCATTGCTTTTCCCTTTCGACTTAGGTTCGTCGTCGTTCTCAATCGTTACCTTGAATAGATGACCGCTCTGCTTGTGGAAGATTACAATGCCCTCGGGCTTCATAAATCCAGGAGCAGCATGGCTACCCTCATATGACAAACGGTAGAGAGTAATGTCAACCATCCGAGGGTCTTCACCCCACTGTAGTACCGTATTCTCGTCGTCGCACCACGGACCTTCGTACAAAATAGGAACAACGTTGCAACAAGGCGGGACCAACGTAGCTACCTTTACTTTCTCCACATGTTCCCCACGAATCCATTGGTATGTTGTATGTCTGTATCTTTCCGCTGGGTCCTTCTTGTCCGACCACCGACACACATTAAACAGACTGAAGCAACGGCGGTCGAGATCGTACCCCCGGTTAATTGTCTGACCCCACCACTCGCCAACGTGTCGTCCCGGACCTAGTACCTCCCGTATCTCGGCCTCATGCTGTTGTACCCACGCCGCAAAACCATAGTGGTCATTATCGGGGGTAATCCACTGACTCCGGCTTCCGGCAAACACCTGCCCGTTTTCTAGCACTAGAATCTGTGCGTTCGTCCCGTCAATCTTCTCGGTGATTATGATGGGCCGGTTGTAGCGGGGAATTTTTGGGAACTTCTGGAACTCGATCTGGTGAGTGTACGCGGGTACGGGTATTCTGTTCATTTTCGTAAGTTCCTTGCGTGTCATCGGGACAAGCTCGCCGTCTTGTGCCGTCCCGCACTCCGAAGATTCGCCCATAATTCTCGTCCCAAGCCTTTCTGTTGAACGGGCGTCGTCTGTCGCCCTTACTATATCCTGTCGGTCCGCTCATTTGAGGTATTCCTGTTTTGCTGCGTCAGTCACACGAATGCCCTGGTAGGATCGTTTCCGCCCTGTCGCACGTAGTTGTACAACCGGGAGCTTCGCGTATACGGTTCGAAGATTCTGACTCATTTGTGCGGCTGAACCCGGATTCAATCCATGTTCCTTCGCCCAGTTTTTCCAGCAGGCATAGACAACTGAACAGGACTCCAGTAGCGTATCGCCCCCCTCCAAACATTCCTCTGCGAATTCGATGGCCGGAGCATTCAAGCGGATAAGTTCGTTCGCTGTCTCTCGGTCGGCGGACCCCGGAGCCGTGAAGTGTTTCCGCTCGATGATTCGTTTGAGCCCGGAAATAGCCCACAGGAGAATACCCTGTGTTTCGCCTCGCAGCGTTTCCTTTAGGGTGAAGTCCTCGTGTCCCTCGAAAGAAACACCAAACCGTAGCGTTCGCATACGTCTACGGAGAGCGGCTGATTTGTCGAGCAACTGGGGCAACTCATTCATCGCCATCGTCACTTTACCGCTGAGTGACGCCTGGATATCGTCTCGGAATTTACGGTTGACGTTAACCGTATCGCAACCTGTGATGGCCTTGAGAATCTCCAACGCACGTATAGCGTTATCGAGGTTATGGGCATCCGGCATAATGATGGCAAACTTGTCCAACAAGCTCGCCTTACCGAACTTGTCGGCTATATCCTGCATCGTCGTCGAGGCACAGTTCTGTTTACCGCTTGAGCCCGAGGACGAGCGGGGAAAACTTCCTCCAGGAACTTCCGCCACCTGGGACAATCTGCTTTGGTTACAAAGTCGTATGGAATCGCTGCGAGAGCAAACAGATCGGCTGCATTAGGTTCAAACGCATTTGGCTTCCCTGCGAGATGTCGCAACAGATCGAGACGGCCATTTCGGAATATTAACACATGGGTTGCAGCCGTACGATCTTCTTTTTTCGTCAGCCACACAGGGGGGTTATCGTATACAGGACGTAAATGCAACAATGCGTCAATGATCGCCTCGATTTTGGCTTTCGTGGGAGCGTAGCTTTCGAGAGTCGGTCCCTTCGGCGATCCTTTTAGATACTGCTTGCCATCGCAGAAACAATATAGTTCGTGTTTCAGGAGGTTGTGGTCCGCAACCGGCTTATAGCTCACCCCGTCGAACATATACCAGTCTTTTAGCCAGTATTGGAGGGTACGAAAACCGTCTTCAGTTCGAGTATCCTGGAGCCATCGTTTCGCAAGCGGCAGTGGGTTGACATCTTCCAGGATGTTCGGATCGGTGGTGGTATCCCCCTGGCTGATCGCTGTCTGAAGCTGCTTCTGAGTTACCCCCAGTTTCTTCCACTCCCGTAAGTCTTTAATGCCTGTGGGCGGCAGGATTTTCACAACAGAGCGAGCCACACCCCGGAGAGCGTAGAACGCCGCCTTCATCCCCTCAACACCTGCTCCCGAATCGTTTTCCCCGATTATAGCCACGTCCCGGCCAGTGACTAGTCGAGCAAGCTCTTGGGTAAACGTGGCAGTCAGTTTACCCCCGGCACACGGCCTGCCCACGGCCTGATAGCCCAGGTCAAAAGCCGCTGCCACGTCAGACATCCCCTCTACAATCAGAATCGGTAGCTCTGACTGCTCTAAGGCCGAGGTCTTCCGTAGTGGTTTGAATCCGCCAGGCACCAATTCGTGAATGTGCCCTCCGTCCCGATCATGGTAGATGGCTCCCTCGGAGTTTCGCATACATCGGATGAATTCAGGTGGAGTATGGTCCCCGTCAAAGGAGCACCATTTCTCGTGGTTGCAGATAGGACAGGGATCGGTGCTGGTGGCCCTGGTCCAGGTTTGTTTCGTTGGGTTGTACGTCTGATCCAGTTGGGCTGCGGGGGTCACGCTCTGAACTACGTACGTCAGCCCACGTTTAGAACCCGTCTCGCACCATTGTCGGCCGTCATGGTGTCTGTAGACCAGGCCGGTAATTTCCCCAATGCTGTTCCGCTCGGGTACTGCCCACGCATTCTTCTGAATGCTCCAACCAATACCGAGAGCTTGTAGACTAGATAATGAAACACCGAGGCTCCCGGCCAGCACCCCCAAAATTGCCGGCCAGGAGTCGGTGTTTTCCTGATGTTTCAGGAATTGTTCCGAGAGCGACATAGCTTGCCCTTAGAACGGAATAACGTCGATCTCGGTTAGTACCGCGTCACGAATAGCGGCCCATTGCTCATTCGTGATGTCCTTTTCATCCACTTCCTCACCGGCAATTTTAGACACACTGGCAAGCCAGAGATCAATGATTGTCTCATCAGTAACCTTGGGGCCTTTGTACTTATGGACATCACCCCATGCCTCGCTCTTATTAGCAGCCTTGGGCAGGCCAAAATCAATGGCCTTAGGCTGCTCTGACGGGGCCGGGGCAGCCGGGGCAGCCGGAGCAGCCGGGGCAGCCGGGGCAGCCGGGGAAACTTCAGCTTTGGCCTTGCTCGACTTCTTCGGTGCTGGGGTAGCCTTTCTATTCCACTTCGCATCGAGAGTACGCAACTGGGTGTCGTCGAGCCGCTTGATACGACGGTCCGGGTCAGCGGCAAACTCATCAATCCAACACACCTGGTTAGATGTGGTTCCGTTGTACTCGTGGCTTTCCACCCGGAATTGTAACTGGCACTTACCATCCAGTTCGAGGGCGTTCAAACCACTGAACGTATCACCATTCCAACCTGTTGCCAGCTTGACCTGCTCGAAGTTCTTCAGTGGGCCGGTTGTGGTGAACAGCACCATGTAGCCGGTAATTTCCTGCTCATACTGTGCCCAATCAACCCACGTCTTCTCCGCCTCGTCGTACATTTCCGTAGCACGGAAACGGACAACCCACTGAGGATAGCCACTTTTGGATTCCGAGACGGCATGTTCTTGCACGAGGCCCCGGAACAATCCTACTCTATCAATTGGAACTGTCATGTTCTCTCCTGTGAATGGGGTTACACAGCCGCCGGGCGACCACGACCACGAATTTCCACGTTCGCTTCCACCAGCACCCGACGGATAACGGGCACCGACACCTTATACTTCTCAGCTAGAGCGACTAGACCTGCTCCCTTGTTATACTGCTTAACGACCTGCTTCACCACATTTGCTTTCAGTTCGATTTTCGGCCTTGCCATGATTCTACTCTCCTGCCAAGAGGATTAAACCTCGATGGCGTAAATAAGGTCCTCACGCACCAGGAAGACATCTTCCTCAGGTGACGCGGGGATCAAGTTTCTCTGTACTGTCTGGCCTGTCCGGGGGTCTTTGCGGTCGCCCAACACAAGCACAATCTGCCCAGGTTCGAGGTCGTCGGCTCTTGCTCGCACGCCGCAATCCAGCCAACGACCCGGCCCAATTTCCAGTACCTCCGCTCGCACGAAGTCCCGTTTCAGACTGGGTGGGATGTGAATCCCTCCGGGAGTCTGGAGCTTGGCCTCCGGTAGCGGGCGGATAAGTACCGCATCGCCTCGGGGTTTGTAATACGTTCTTGGTGCCATGTAGTACACTCCTGTTTTTTCTACTTTCCGATGCCTAGCTCTTGCCAGAGGGAATCATCGGACGTATTCTCAAATGAAATCACTGGGTCTGTGAGCGACCGGGACTTCGCAAAGAAATGGGGCTCGGGATGAACGTAGAGTGTGCGATCCGTGGTTCCTTGGGCCTTTCCAACCCTAGCATCTTTGTCACCTGACACGAGCATAGTCAAGTAACCAACCCTTACCACATGATCGGCCCACTCGCAAGCACACAAGCGGAAGGAACTTTTCTCCGATGACGGGTGGCACAGCTTTGGACCTTCATACAGGTAGTCCAGCCCCCCGGCGTTAGCCTGTTTGATTGATGCAAGCTGGCAAATTCCGATGACATTTACCCCTCGGGCAACGAGCCGGTCGAGAGCGACTAGAACAAGCCGCATGGTCTCGTACAGATGCACGTAGCCCTTACCATATCCGTAACCTTCAAGGTGACTCACCGTGCCACCCTTCTCGTGCGGGATATTGGCGAAAATGTAGGGTTCGGCTAGGTCCTCTAGCAGAGTCAGGGTGTCGATCACGACGGAACTACCCTTCGGCCACAGGCTATCCTGGGTCAGAGCATCCAGCACATCTTGGAACGTATGCACACCCGTTACATGCTGGACGTGCGATCCGTCAGCCCGCACGATTTTACGGCCCCCATCATCCAAGCCGATGAATCGAGCATCGGGGATCAAAGCACACAATGTAGTCTTGCCCACACCAGAACGACCGTAGACGATGACCTTCTCACCCTCGTTCTCGCCTGTCCACGGAGCTAGGGTGAATGTCTGTTTGACGTGTTTAGGTTTTCCAGCTCGGGCTGGTGCTACCGGAGCAACAGGTGCGGCTGGAGCTTTCGGCCTGGATGTAGGTGGTGCTGTGCGTGGCATTCTTAACCCTTTCGTGGTGTACCAGTTCGTTTATAGCCGCCAGGGCATACGCCCTGCTCGACTTCGTTTATCCTGCAATTCGCACGACAAATTCCGATGTACGGACAGCGGAATGATGACTGACAGGCAGAAAAAACC